GTGGCATTGTCTGGTCTGTGATAATAAGATCGAAGTCAGCCGGTCTGGCCCGGAATAGTTCCAGGGCATCTATAGGGCTGGTCCTTGTTGTTACCCTGTATCCGTGTCAGATGAAACTCATTCTGCGACACAGTGCAACGAATTCTGCGACAAAAATCCCGGGGGCTGGAGTAAGGGCGCAAAAAACCTGTTCGCTCTCGATGCTTCGAGCGACAGGTCATTTCACCCCTTATAAATCCTAGCAAATTGTGCTTTTTCTTGAAGCGACCTCCCTCCTCAACACAACCTCACCCAGAAGCTTCTTCTTTAAGCGATATGAATTACAATGTCTCGCATGGCCAAGCCAGCTCTGAATGCTAGCGTTCACCCGGTCTAGGGAAATCTCACCCTCGCCATATAGCCTTGCGTATTTTCTCAACTTCCGCCTCATATGTTTTTTGGATCTCACACGCAGGAGACGGTGTGTGGGCCAGATGCGGTATCCAAGAAAATCTATACCTCGGCTTTTTACCGGGAATACCTGGGTTTTGCCATTAGGCTGTAGAAATAAACGGTCTGCCAGGAAGTCGACTATTTGCTTACGCAAATAATGTAAATACGCCTTATTGGCCCCTAAAATTATAAAATCGTCCATATACCGCACATAAAACCGCTCACGCAGATCATATTTAATAAACTCATCAAGTTCATGAAGGTAGATATTAGCAAAAAGCTGCGAAGTAAGGTTTCCGATAGGAATGCCCTTAGGTTGGCTATTGTTTACTCGCTTGGCCGAGTCAATTATTTCATCACAAAGCCAAAGAGTATCCTGACAGGCAATGCGTTTGCGTAAAAGGGCCTTTAATGTGGCATGGTCTATACTCGGAAAATATTTTGCAATATCCCCCTTCAAACAATAAACTCGACCCCATCGCCTTTGTGCTCGACGCAAGAATGCCTGCGTGCGATCCGCCCCAGCATGAGTTCCCTTCCCAACGCGACACGCATACGAATCATGAATAAATCGACACTCCCATACGGGCTCAATTACAGATACCAAAGCATGATGTATCACCCGGTCGCGGAAGGGTAGCGCTGCCACCAGCCGGGCCTTCGGTTCATACACATAAAATGTGCGATACTCCCCCGTGCGGTAAATTTTCCAGATCAGCTCATTTTGAAGTTGTATCAGATTCTCCTCCAAGCGTTGCCGAAACCGCAGTATTTCACCTCGGTATCGTTTGCACCGCCGGGCTTTGAGATATCCTTGGTATAAAGTCTCAAAATCATATATCTTGGGAAAGAGATTGTTATATGTTTTAGCCATATTAAAAATGCGGCGGGATGGAGGTTCGATGCCTACTACTCCATCCATGCCTGTTTAATTATTTCGGCGCTTGGCCGTGGATCTGGGGCCCTTTGTTTGTTGCACTGGACGATGCCCCGTGGGCGCACCGCCTTCTGGCTGTCATACAGAGCGGGGCGGAAGCCGATGTTCGTGTTCGTGTTCGAGCGCAGATTGTTGAGATTGAGAGCAAAAACGCCCGCCTGCACGCCATTGTTCCAATTCCCGCCACGGAGGGCCAACCGCCACTTGCGCCTCAGACCCGAGCTTTATTTCCTTAAAGACTTAAACCATCCGCCTATCATTCTGCCTATTTCATCAATATGCCGACTCCAAATCTCGTACTTTTTGAAAGGAAGGAAGCCAAGCTCTTTAGACAAGCGGACTTGTGACCTCAATAGGTCTAAATCTGCATCCGTATCCTGCATTGTCGTCTTTTTAAAATAACGCCTATTACATATGATGATATGGCGTAAAAGCCGCCACATAGTGTTTTTTATTTCAGCAGCCAGCGTAAATTTCTCAGATTTTGGGAATTGTTTTAGCGCTATGTAACCATAAGCGATCATATCTTCACATTTCTGCCGGATTTTGAGGTCATCCATCTCTTGTCTAATATTTAAGTGCCTGCTATCGCAGGCACTCCAGATTACCAGGAAATCAGATTTCAGAAAACATAAGCGGGGCGGAAGCCGATGCTCGTGTCCGGGCTCGAGCGCAGACTGCCGAGACTGAGAGCAAAAACGCCCGCCCGCACGCCATAGTGCCAATTCCCGCCACGGAGGGCCAACCGCTCATCAGCCGCGTTAAACCAGTAGCCATCGTACCCATATGTCCCGGTGCCTGTCGCATCTGACGACGCCGGTATCCCAAGTCCGGTCCAGTTATCGCCAGTGCGCAGAGTAAGAATCCGATGTCCCGACGTCATGCCACTCGTAATATTAGTTGCGGTGTCGATCCAGCTCGCCTCTGCGGTGCCGAAGTCATTGCCGGGGGCAGCCCCATCCTTGTCTGGCATAATTTTTGCGACACCGTCTACAATCTTGAGCCCATCGACCCACTCCCACACATTGCCATTTAAATCAGCAATTCCATACGGTCCGTGGTCGTGATTCCAAGTATCCGGGCCACTGCCTGTGTATGTGCGGGCAGTTCCAGATACGCCTTTCACAATGCCCGTTTGCGTCGGTACACCACATTCGCGTGGCTCATCAACGTCTTCAAGGTAATGGTTATTTCCTCGCGGCATAGTGCCGTTTTCGCGGCACCACTCCGCGATTGCTGCCCACTCAGCATTGGTCATGAGGTGCCAGCCTGTCCCTTTATTCGTGCATCGGGTTTTCGAATTATCAAAATTGATTGAAGTCTTTGGGTCTTTGTAGGGAAGCGAATATGCCCGCGTGCCGTACTCAAAAGCCTGATACTTTCCAATATAGATACATGTTGCCAACCCTGATTCGCCAAATGCCTCGTCGCACCGAAATGCAGGCATGGCCTCCCCATACTCGCCGGCAGGCGCACCAGCTGGCTTAGAGAGCCCCACATCCGTGAAATTGAATCGTGGAATGCGCACCATCACGCTCGGCAAGTCAACATCATCAAAAATGACCGTATTGCGCCCGCCGCTCAATGCTTCGATGATATTCTTGTAATTATCCCAAAAGCTGTAATCTAGCAATCCCATAACACCCTCCTATATTTTGCCTATTTCGCTTCGTAGGTATTGAGATATTTCTCGTTTCTCTATTTTGCTCGTGCCACGCGGAACCCCATATTTATCCATAATGGGGGCAAAACTCAGCATTGCCCGATATCCACAAAAGGCGCACGAGAGATAATCCCGTTCGGGCAGGTCGCTATGAATTTGCACACTGTTTACGTGCCCGCAGCGGGGGCAACGGAGTTTTTCTATGCCGAGGAATATTCGCCCCATCAGTTTTCCACCGCAATTATCGTTAGGCAGTCGATTAACTTTTTTCGTCCAGACCCCAGTTGGTGTGATATCTTGAGCACCTCACAGACAAATCCTTTCATCGAATCGAGCGGATGTGTAATATCAATGATATCACCCGGCTCAATCTCCAGATTATCAAGAAATACCTGGAACCGTGGGCATCTGCGCACGACAGAATGATAGGACAACAAAAAATCACCCACATGCTGGGCCATTGCATCAAGCACGATTGCATCAAAAAAAAAGATGTCAGCCCTTCCTTTCCATTCTTTCTGGCCGTACTTCGAGATAGATGTGGCATCCGAGAAGTTCTTCACTGCCCTGTAATTCTTCGCCATGTTGCTATCTACGCTATGGTCTTTATCATAATAAATGTTGAAATTGTTAACCAACTCAGTCACCGGGCTTCTAGTGACTGAGAGGGAATCACGCTTAATCTCTTCTTTTAACAATGAATGCCCGCTGCTCTGCCCTATCTGTCGAACCATTAGCTTCGCTATTCCGTACGGTGTTACGAGAAATCGGCTCCGGCACTGCAAGGCCAGCCTCATTAGCAAGTCCGCCGCGAGAATCGGCTTGTCGATGACTAGGGAAAATGCGTAAGAATATGTGGAGTAAAAAAGCCCCGCCGCATCAAAGGTTGTGAGGTCGATATCTCCGCTCGGTGCACCCAGGATTTCGCACCATAAATGCCTCAGTACGCAATCCGGCCGCTCAATCAGTGCGCCTGGCGTGCCAGTATATGAACCGCTTGCATCATCTTGATACCCGTCAATGTCTGCGGTAATTAGGTTTGTGATGTCCCCCCCTGCCAGTTGTGTATTGTACTGAAAGTCATCGGTATAGCATGATTGCACTGCTCTCGAGATCACAAAGGCCTCCCCCCGCCCAAATTCATTGAGGCGCGAGGGGGTTTTCCTAATGCTTGTCTGCCAGGAATTTTTGAGAAGTGTAAACGTGCTCGGCATGAGTGCTTGGGTATTCCCCGATGCATCTACCCATAGAACATTGATCCCGTCAATCGCCATATAATGGGGCTTGCCTCCTATGATCGGATCCCCCCACTGTTGAAACTCCCAAGTAATCGTAATCGCAATATCAGAGAGCGTCCCTGATGGCGGAGAGGGAAAGATGACCGACCCGCTTGTATCGGCTACCGTCTGCGAAGAAATCTGGCCGCAGGGAACATTTATAGCCGCATAAGAAACCAGGGCGCCTCGCTGCACATAATCATCCACACTAGACTTGCAACGTACGGTCGCAGAAAGCACCGTGAATATGATTCCCTCCATGTTCCCGTTTCGCCAGCTAATGCTTTTCTGGGCACTGGTAGGCCAGGAGGTCTTTTTCACTACTAACGGAGAGCGGACAAACTGCGTCAGCGTGCCTTCGTCGTAGGTAGCGATCAACACTCCATCGAGAAAAAAATTCCTCTTTCCGGCAGGTATTCCAAATTGTCTAAATTCAAAGTTGTAGGTAACAGAGATATCCGTGAGGCTCCCATCCGGGGCAGATGGAAAGGTGATAGTCTGGGCATCATCATAATCTAAAATGTACCCATTGTGGTCTAGGGATTTCGCCCTTCCTATCGGTACATTTTCCGCCTCACGCGAGATAGTATATTCTGTCTCCGCTAATGCTGCCCTCCTGAAATATGGCCGCTCGGGAAACGAGATGACCGCTCTCCCCCCATAGGCAGGATGCTGGTCACCTGTCTGACCTGTGTAAGCAGTGTATGCCGAGGGCTCCTGCTTTACTCCCGCGGCATATACGGCATTGATTGCTTTGACTGGATGCGCCATTGCGTATATATATTCACTAACCACTTCCACTACTGCAGCGCCCTTGACGTGTAGTGTGGCTATGGAAGAATCCGCTCCCCTAATGCAGCCGGTTAACGTGTCGCCCGTCTTTCCTGTGTAGACAATTTTTTCTGTATCAATATATATCTTGCCTTCGGCTGGCAAGACCGATGCATCTGAGACTTTGATTGTCTGCGTTGCAGAATCGATGTCTGTACACAGCGATGTAATTCCCGCCACCTCGATTGCTCGAAATGGCATCTTTTTGATGTGCCCATACCCGATGGGAAGCATTTTGCCGATATCGGCCGGTGCAGCCTTCGGGTAATTCTCGGCACAAATAACAAGGTTCTCGCCTATTAGGTGGTTGTACTTCGCGAAAATGCCCACGATGGTCAGGCTGCAGCTATATTCGTTATATCTCGGTTGCCCCTGAATGATGCCCTTATATATTATCTCTGCTTCGGTGTAGCTGAGGCCTTCAAACCACTGATACACCTCTACCGTTACATTTTCCGGGGGGTCTTCATTCGTGAAATTATCGCTGAACCGGGGCTCTGTTGTGTTAATAAGCGTGAGCTGGAGGTCGGGTATTTCAAGCTCGCCGAGCACCCCTTTGCCGGGCGTCTGGCTTACCGCGCTATCGATATAGCTCCAATCCTGAAGCAACCCCGCATGGAAAGGGCCCCCTGGTGGGGTGACATCTCGATCCGAGATATATCGCGGCGTGGAAAAGCCGAAGGTCACGAGATTGATTGGTTTCGGGCCATTGGCCCGGTTACTTCTTTCAGCATTGAAATTAGCGTTAAACGATCTCATCTCTTATGTGTTGTTATCCTACTGTGCCTACTGCTCGCATGACGCATTTATACGAATCGCCGCCAATGGCAGATACTTGCCATACGGCATCAGGATCTGTCCCGATAAGCCGAAGCTCAACGGGCATAGAGATAGACGCTACTATAATACCTGTTGCAGTGGCGTTTACATTATGGCTGCCACCCATTGAGGATTGGCCAGAAACTAGGTCGGTCCATGCCCCCCCTTTTGGCTTGTACTGCCAAGTCCAGGTTATCGAGGCGCTGATTGAGTCTGAGTACCACTGCCAGTAGAAATAGTAATCTAACCATTCAGCGGTCCCTTCGTGACCGGGGTTAAATAGTGCTTGGTAAAATACGTCATTATTCGGATTTGTTATGGCTCGGGAGGAGTAGGCCCCACCGGTGACAAGATTGTATGCGTTTTGAACCTTATCATAATAATCGAACAATACAGACATGCTTAGATTTCCTCGCGTAAACGTATAGTTCCGCTGTATAATTGATGCGCCACTTCCGTAAGCGGGTTTTTCGTATTTAAGAGACGGACCGTATGGTCTACACCCTCCTCATCGGTATATATGAAGGTGAATTTGGGGCCAACGACAACGTTTTTTAGCCAATTCTCAAAGTTATCGAAATCTGCCTGAGGTAGGCGATCAAAGCGAAGATTGTAGAATTGCTCTACGATGCCTTTATCGTATGCATATAGCTGTCCGCCTTCGGAATACTCTGTAGAGACAGCCACTTGTACTGGGTCATCTACAGGAAAGCTCCTACCTTTAGAGAAGGTGAACGTCTCAGCTCCTTTGGTGAACCTTATATTAGGCATTGCCATTGGCTTTCTCGATTTCGGGGAGAATGTATTCCCGCGTGATTAGACGCCAATCCTCGGGCTCTGCCGGGCCGGCAGCGCCATCCGGCAGATATACGTGCACGGCAATCTGGTTGTTTACGGTGCGCTGCGTCCTGTTCGGGGGGAGTACCTGCTCGCCGCGGTGTAATTCATACACGCCAGTACGCGGCACAAAACCGGTGCCAAGCTGATAATTGCCCATGCCGGCCAGCGGGATGTTTTCCATCCGCCAGATCATTTGGCGATAATCCTGCGTTGTCCGCCATATCTCGCGCCGCCAAACATCAGCAGCCTTACTGGCCTCGAAGTATCCGGCTGTCCGCATCAGGCTTTGCACGTTTTTCTGCATCCCTAACATCATGTTTGCGAGGACCTCTTCCGCCTCGGCGCGTAATCTTTTCAGGGCATTCAGCGCTGGCGAGATATCTATATCAAGTTCGGGTTCCAGGGCATTAATGTCACTCGCGAGCTCTTCTGTTTGGTTTTTCACCTTATTGCAGGCGCAACTCATTGACATTCTCTGGGGGGTCTTGGCAACAAATTCCGTGATCACAGATGGATGTGTGCTGCTTGCTCCCCGGGAAAATGCCGCTAACGCATGCTCCATCTCGTTGATTTTTTCAGTCAATGGGCGCCGGGTAGACCCCTCGCCAACAAATTTTGTGACTAGTTTGATCGGCGCTGCGGTCAGTTCTCGGATTGTCTCAATCGCCCTTCTGACCTTAGCAACGGCCTTTTCAGCAAAAAGCCAGATCTTGGCCGCCGTCTCCCCGATTGCTTTGCCGACTCTCTCAAATATTGTCCATACCCCTTTGGCAACCGTAATTAATGTACGCATGATAGGAGTCAAAAACTGAATGTTCTCTGACAGTGACTTGATCCACTCGCTCAGTTTGGTTTGTATCAAGTCGCGATTTTTTTTATACCACTCGCCGGCTTGTTTTGCCACGGCTGCAATCTCGGGCCATAGCTTTTTGGTCGCGCCGGCAATGCTCTCAATCCATGCTCCCACTTCAGCCGTAATCAAGTCTCTATTTGCCTCAAGCCACTTGGTCGTTGTCTCCACGACTTTTTTGATAGTTGGAGCCAACTTTTCGCCGATAAGGATAAGCTGCTTGCCGATTGTATTCTTGCATGTCTCCCAGAGGGCGCTGAGCGTGGCCTTATACTTCTCCCAAGCTCCCGAGGCAGCCCCAGTCTTATGCTTCATGGCTTCCACTTTGGCATTCAGCAGGCTGAAATCGTTTGCGGCCAGGGCCGAAACGCCTTTCACCGCTTCGACGCGCCCAAACAACTCGTTCATCTTTTCGGCGGAACCACCCGTATAATTTATGAGGCGCCTCATTGTCTCGGCCAAGCCGAGCTGTTGTATGGCGGCCTGGGCGCTCTCAAAGCCCATGCCGCTGAGGGCTTCAGACATTTCTTTGGTGGGTTTCATCAGGCCCATCAGCACGGCCTGGTATTGTGTGGCTGCCTCGGCAGTGGAGCCTGCCGTTTGCGTAATCAATGCCAGTGAGGCCCCCATTTCGTTTTGATTCACGCCAAGATCGTGCGAGATCTTAGCCAACCCCCCGATCACGGGGATCAGCTCGGCGACACTCGTCTGGCCTTCCTTTTCGATTGTGAATAATATATCTGCGGCATCAGAGACCCGCTTGATCTCACCCTCATAGCCTGCCATCAGCTTTGTCAGCCCCTTGATTACCTCGCTTTGATCCACGTGGGCAGCCTTGGCAGCTTTCGCCGCGGCTATCAGAGTCTCCATTGCTGCCTTAGGTTCGGTTACGCCGGCAGAAATGACCTGGTAATATCCCCGTACCAGCTCAGTTGCGCTGCCAAGCGCTGAAGGCAGGGCCATGACCTTCTGTTTGATTGACTCGAAGCTCTCTTTGGTTACTTTCCCCATGTCCGTGAGTGCGGATTCAAAGACGGCAAATCCCTGTATCGCTTTTTTTAGGACGAAAGAGCCCGCCAATGCAGTTGCAGAGGCCGAAACCGCAGCTATTTTTAAACCCAGAGCGCCGAGCTTCAATCCCAGAGCAGCAACTTTTTTGCCCAGGTCTCCAATCTTTTTTGCCAGCTTCCCGGCAACGCCTGCCACTTTGGAAAAGTGCCGTTGCATGCCCAAAAGAGAACGGCTGGAGCGTTCGGACATGGACTTGACTTTGTTTATCGTCTCACTGGAGAACTTCGAGACGACCACAGAACCTTTGTCGTCAACCTCCAGCGTCAGTGATATGCGATCTTTTCTCATTTCCTATGGCAGTTCCCAGAGCTGGAGTTCTGCTCCCGATAAATCCAGAGGAACCGGTTCCGTTTTTATGCTTGCTCCGCCTGTATCTGCTGTGCCTGTATCGTCTTCGCGGGTCTCAATCTCTCTGTATTTCTGTTCAGGCATTTGCAATTCAGCTATCTGCCAGAAGTGCTCCCTCCGCGGATCCAAAGAATATGAGCCATCTTTGTCCAGCCATATTCGGACGCGTTCTCCAGCGTACGGGCTAAGATCAATAGTTTTTTGGCCTACTCTACCGAGGCTCCCACACTCAAAAGCCGCGATCCGAATCTTGCTACCCTTTATGCTGATTTTTGGTTTCATCCTTCCTCCCTTCTGCCGCTTGTTTCGCCGCCCTGTCAGCGGTTAAATCACGCATGGGGAATAATCACGTAGTCAAAGTTGCCTGTATGAGATCCGCTGTTATATACTACGACAGTATTTGCGCTTTTGCTGTACCAGACCTCGCCTAAAAATCCCCGCGGGTCTTCTACAGGGTTTATGATTACCTGGTAATCTGTGTGCCCGTAATTATGCGTGATTGTACGCCCCGCTTGGCCTGCGAAGGCCACTGGGGGAGGTGGTTTCAGGTCATCTTCCTGGGTAAGCTTGTTCAGGTTGGCTGGGTTTACTGGAGTGGCATCTTCCCACGTTAAATGTGCCATCTTGCTTTCTCCTTATACTGTTTCACTCTTTGCTCTCTGCCTGGAATTCATTGACTGTTGCTTCTATCAGCGACAATTTCCCTAACAGGTTTTCCGCCTCCAATTCGCTTAATTTGAGGTTTAGCAGTTTAAAGACCAGCTCCGGACCGAATGCCTTGATTTTATGCCAGAGCTCCAGGGCCTCCTGGTTTTCCGGCAGCAAATCAACTGCGCCGATGGGGCAGTGGCCTTTTTCCTCGCATGGGGGATCTCTGTCGTCTTCCTGGTAATTGGCCCGACATTCCTCACATGACATTTTGTGTGTGAGTTGCCACGCAAGGAATTCCCTCAGTTTTTTTCCGGCTCCTCGCTCTCTGTCCCGATATTCGCGCCGCACAACTCTAAGAGATCAGATAATACCTCCTCGGGTAACAACATTACCAACTCTGGACTATAAGGAACGGGCTTTCCTGCTCGTTCCACATTCTCCCATCCCAACACCACGTACTCTAAGAGCTCTTTGGTTACCGCGTTCCAGTCTGTTTTGCCGCGCTTGGTATGCTTTCGTACGATCCCCCCACGGCGCAGCGTCGAGATGCGTCGATAAAAGATTTTCGACCCCTCAGCCTCATACACCAGTCTTTCCTCGTCTCTGACTATCTGAATTGCCATATTTCCCCCTCTTTACTTATTTCAGCGGATTCGTGCCCAGCCCGTTTTGAACTTGAATGACCATCTCTTTTGTGGCCTGGTATGGAAACCCTGCAGGGCATCCGGCCGGGATCTCGCATGTAAATGTATGTGAGACAGGTAGCAAGCCCGGGCCATCGATCAGGGCCTCAACCTTGTCAAATTTTAGCGTAGGCAGCCAGATCCAGAAGGTGTGATGATGGCCGGGTGCAATTTCGCTGCCTGTAAACTTCAGCATGGCCATCTGGGCGACCTGGGCATCCAGCCGCTCTAAGAACGTGTCGGTCTCGTATCTCGGAAATGTGAAGGACCCGGTTACTCGGCGTTTCCCTTCACGCCTGGGTTCGCTGATATATTGCCCGGAAAGGCTATCTTTTTCGGCTATGAGATTATTTTCCAGTCGAATCTCAAAGCCTGATATTCCGATAGCATCGTCGCTTGTCAGCGCAACATCGGTAGAGTAGTCACTGATCCAGAACTCTAAGTCTGGTAGCAGAATCGATTCCCAATCGCTATTGGGAATGGACCAGCCGGACGAGGAGGTATTTACAGTTGACGAGCGATTGAGATCATAAGGAATCAGCTCCAGCTCAATACTGATACCTCTTGCCTCTCCTTTGATAGTCATCGCCTGCACCATTGTGGAAATGTATTCCCAGATGGATACACATTTGTCGATGCATAGCGTACCGCGCCGGACTTTTTTGTCGCCGGCCAGAGCGCCTGAGCCGGCCAGTATCCCGTCTCCTGCCGTCCATGCTTCCGTATGCAGGTTTTCGGCTAATTCAAATGTGTGCTTATACACCCCCGAGGCTATGATCTCCGGGGACCCGCCATGATTTGCAAACCCCATTGCGGTGCAGATTATGGACTCAATCCCGCGATACACTGCCTCGATTGTAATAGAACCGGTGACAACTTTCCCGGTAACATCGCTATTACCGTGGCCTGCTTTGTGCCTGACAACATTGTCGAGCTCTTTCTCGATATCTCTGGCCAGGCTTTCAGATAGCAGCGGCTGCTGATCGTTAGCGCCGCACTCTATCGGCGTGCCATAGGCAGCCTGGTTGCCTTCTTTTTTCCACGCTGTTTTTGATGAAAAACCCGCCCCGATTGGCATATTTCACCCCAATCCTTTTTCAGCTTTTTCTTAGGCCAGCGGCGATGATGCCCGCCCATTGGTCACATCAATCTCAAATTCATCGGTCACCGTAAAACTCGCCGAGTCACTGCCCGGATCACGGTGGCATGTGCACTCAATTGTTTGTTCGATGAGGCCCGGGCCGGGGATTGGTGCCTCTGCTTTGTCGATTTTGAGATCAGGAATATGGATATCGAAAAGATAGTTCCCGCTTGTAAATTTCAGATATGCGTGCAAGGCCGTATCGGCATCTCGCCAGTCGAGATATGTATCCGCCTCGTAGCGAGGTACCTTGAAGGAGAATTTCACCTCCCGGTGCCCGTTTCGTTGGGGCTCTAAGATCGTTTTCGCCCGGTTGTCAAAGTGGTCTAGGGCCAGGGCATTCGCTAAGCTGAGCTCAAATGAATTGATCCCCTTCTCACTCTCTCCTGCTAACGCCGACGCCTGGGGCGCAATCTTGAATTCGAGGTCGCTGAACATGATTTTACCGGCTGCGTCTTCAGTATCCAATGCTGTTAGGACACCAGCTGTATTGGTTGTAGAATCCAGGTCAAGAGCCTGGGCTGCACCGCCGAACTCAATATCGAGTGGCTTATTAGCTTCGCCGGAGATCTTGAGTGTATCGATTTTGCATCCCGCAAACTCCCATACTGAGACACCCTTGTAGATCGCCGCCGTGAACGAATACGCCAGATTTTCTGCCAGCGAGTATGTGTTATCATACAGATCCCCGTTTGCGCTCGGCGTGCCTGCAGCTCCCATCGCAATGGCGATCAACAGATCAAGATCCTCATATGTTAGTTTACAGGGCACAGTGAATGGGTACGTCTTGTTCCCAGCAATACTTGTGCCCCAGCCGGCTTTCCCCCGCAACACCTCATCCACATGCCTTTCAATCTCGTTTCCGAATGCCTCAGAAACGAACGGGATCGCCTCGGTAACCGCCACCGCGGTGCCATATACCGCCTCCTTTGCAACCCCCAGAATGCCTTTAAAACCTTGCCCGATTGTCATTGGTTAACCCTCCTTATCTGGTCCCTGTTACCTGTGCACCTAATTTTAGGTCGCAGAAATGACAGAGCACCCCGCCGAACATACGGTTTTCAACTGCTGCAACCTGTATACCTGCGTGCCCGGCGAGCGAACCGAGTTCCGGAGCTATTGTCTCGCATGTATCATTCAGTGTGTCATTGCCTCGAAAGGCATCGCATATATCCTCAATCAGAGCCTGAAACGCCAGCTCTGTTTCTATGTCATCTTTTAGGCCATAAATTCCGTTAATCGTGAATTCATAGACACGCAAATATTTCACATTAGTTAGCCATTTCTCTGGCGTCGCATTCCTCGTAATGATCCAGCCGTTGATCGTGCCGTTGGCGTCCCTAAAAAGGTCCAGAAACTTTTTCCAGTCAGAAGACCAACGCTGATATTGATGTACAACATCCACGCCATTCACAGATGACAATATCTCCGTAATTTGTTCTCTAATATCTGCCAAACTCATAGGCTGATCTCCCTGACAATCTCGCTGGGAATCTCTTCCAATATCCGGATAACTTGAGTCCTACTCGACGCAAACCCTCTCTCAAACATCTCTGCGCCTTTTGTGCCTCGCTTAGAGATGGCCCTGGCAATCAGAAACGCCACAGACGCAGCCTGAGGGCCTGTGTAACCTAACTTCTTCTCTACCCAGAACTGTAGAGGGCCTATGGGCGGGAAGTGCGGCCGGGTACCCAGCTCGACCGGCTCGCCATATTCCAGAGAGGTGCCCAGGATCCCCGCCACCTTGCTGCCCGATACGCTCACCCTGCCATGTATGGTATCCCTGAGATGAATCGGGCCAGCCCCATACGGTGTTCTCTTCACTACCTCGCGTTCAAGTAGGTTCAGGGCCTCAGTGATCTTGACGATCCGTGCCTCCCTGGCGGCATCCGGATATTTTGTGGCCAACCTCTCCAGATCACTCAAATCGGCTTTTAGTTTTAGCTGAAACATTAGGATTCTACCGATACTTCTTCTTATGCGTCAGCCTGTCGCTCGCCCAGGACGCATTCTTGTCCTGGTCCCTGGTCACGCTGGCGGCCGGGGTCTGCCCGTCCTTGATGCCCAGGTGATCGAAGTATATCTTCCTGTAACTCTTTGCTCTGGCCGCATATTCTCTGGATTTACTCCTGTGCTCAACGCTGTCTGCACTGATAGTGCTATCCTGGCTCTGTGCATAATACGTTGCAAGCATATCGCAGAAAAACGCAGCAACTAAAGCCTGTACTGCCTCTTCATCGAATGCCGCCACCGTACATCCTGAGTCCGTACAGATATGTAATGATGTATAGGTCACCCGGAAATTCTCATCCGCAGCAGGCTCATCCTCGAGGAATCGTAAGAAGTTCCCCGCAGGCTTCTCGTAAAGCATCCACTCATCATCTTGCAGAATATCTGGGATCTTTTCATCATCATTCACCGGATATTCAACCTGCTTGATGATACTGAAGCCATCTGTCCAGCATTCAAGACTTGAGGTGGGATAATCGAACCCGCCGTTTCCCGCAATATCTTCCACGACCTCCCTCGGCCGGTGTCTGGAGTGCTCCTTAATCGCCATATTGATGGCCAGGATCTTATCCGCCTCGTTAAGCGGGACTTCACCCTGAACCAGTTGCCCAACCGCTATGATGTAATCCTGTCGAGTGCTCAATCTAAAGCGCCTTACGTATGTATGGGCCCTCGGTTAGTTGGTATGCGATGCCTTATACGTCAGCAGCACAGTGAGATCATCTATGGCTGGGGTAGTGCCTCCGAGAGTTAAAACAACTTCCATTTTGGCGTTATCAGCGATAGAGGTGTCCGAAATAGTACCTACAACCGGGGTATTGCTCGCAGAAATGGAAATTGCGTTCGAAAGGACAGAGGCTCCGGCCTCTTCAAGGTCTACAGTATAGGTCTCGTCACCACTACTGGTATCAATAGCGCGGGCGCAAACCGATACTTCCACGAGAGTAGCCGCAAACGGCATCTGGAACGTCGCGGCCGGATCTAATGTTGATGTCTCCTGGCCTTCGTGATGCAGCGCTAATGTGAAATATGAATTAGGCGCATCCAAAGTCTGGAAATCAAATAGATATTCCGTGGCGGAAATCGCAACGCCCACCTGTTGCTTATATGACGACGGCTCCGACTGCGTTACTGCCCCGGCCGTGGTAGATAGATATCCGGCAGAACCCTCAGCCAGTGAGCTCCATCCGGTGAATATCCCATGCGTAATAATCTCAACTTTGTCACCCGAGGCTCCCCCTTTGCCGATGATGCCAACAGCCGGCCGGAATGCCGAGTTGTCTGCATCCGCCTTGTACGCTTTGCCGTCGGCATCTTTCAGCGCAACCACTTCGCCTGTGCTGAGCGACTCTCCCGCAGTGGCGGAAAACCTCGCCCAGACTTTCTTGATATCATAGGCATTGGCCTGCGATGCCATCGGCATCAGTACCAGTAGCAGCGCCAGAACCATAAAAACGATGCCCATCGCAGGTGCCATGAACTTTCTCAATATTTTGTCCATTTTCAACCCTCCTATTTTTATGCTATATTACCTATGTCACCACTGCCTTATACCCGCCACGATAATCGATCAGCGCCCCAGCATACTCGTGTCGGATCTTATGTCGCACTTTATCGGCTACAAAAACCTGCCCTGCCTGCGGAGAGTCCGCAACAAACATCTCAGGCTCCTCGCGCCCGTTTAAGTAGCCCATCTCCACGATATCCACCACATCTGCAGGCATAATCATACCCCAGTCTTTGGTATCGACAAGAAGTGAGCACTGTTGCACCTTGACCTTGTCCTTGAGTGGATTTCGGGTCTTTGTCGTGAGATCATTAGAGGTATAATAGAACTCATCATATGCAACAGACTGAGCCGCATCGACCAGATCAATCGGGTGCAAGATCACCGGTTTCACGCTCGGGTCGTCCAGAAGTCCTATCCGCTCTCCGCTATCCTTTTCGGTTGCTTTCCCAAGTGCCTTGTATGCAGCAAGCGCAGTTGCAATTGAGAGATCCGATGAGCCTAAGTTGCCGTGCCCTGCAGTAAACCAGGCCGTTCCATCCGAGCAGGTGGCATTGTTGATGAAGAAGTTTAGCACATACTTCGCGTGAGTCCTTCTTGCCGCTCGACCCAGCCTACTCACCAGCCTTTGGATCAGCGAGAGGTCATCGTTGATAATGGTTTTCCTTGAGATCGTGAGAATGTTGCCCTTCTGGCCGACCGTGTAGGTGCTTTCCTCATCGGTCACGGATGCAATTTCTTCATAATCTGCCGTCTCGGGATCCACGTCCGCAAGATCCGGGAAAAACCCTACCATCACGGCTTCTTGCTGCCTGAAATCCCGGACGGGCTTTTTGATGCTGAGCAGTATATTTTCTCCATAATCCACTGCCCGATATTCCCTGACGAGTCGGCGGCCCATTGTATTCCCCAGCACATATGAAAACGTGGCGCTTGTGATATCCATCTTTGCGCGGAGGTCCGGTGCCAGGTTTTTCCTCATAAATCTCCCCGTTACCTCATGGTCGCCCGTAAAGAATACGTACATCTCCCGGAGACTGCTGAACGCCGGAACCTGATCGTACTCGTGATAGTCCTGCACGCTGCGCATATCTTCGAAAAAGGGCCTCCGGTCGAGTCGCTCCAACCTTGCAAAAGCTTCCATATCTTCCTTGGTTAATCCGAACATCCGGTCAACCGCCATCTGGGCTCTCTCTAAGGTTCCCAGGCCCCCGCTGATGATGGAATGTGAGGGTATGCTTTCGTCATCCCTGTCCTGGGACTGCGCCATCTTGGCAATATAATCCTTTTCGTCGGCAATAGCCCTGTCCAGCTCTTCTTTCTGAAAGACCCTCCCGCTGAAGGTTGTCCTGATACGGTCTTTTGCCGCATCTGGCAAATCGCTGGCATCCAGCGCCTTGTTTAAGGCCATCTCGCAACGGAATTTCTCGAGATCCACTCTGGTTACCAGATCCTGGTTGTTTGTATCCCCGGGGGCTGCGCCATCTCCAGGGCCTTCGCCGTCCCCGCCCTGATCCCCTCCGGGCTCCATTGCCATGCGGGCGAGTGCAATCATCTCCTCATCGGTTACAGAGTCAAACTCCTTGCCTTTAAGGAGATCTGGCCTCGCCTTTGAAATCAATTCCCATAGCTGTTTCTTGTCCATAATCTCCTCCTTTTTCTGGGCCGCTATAGCCCGGTTAAATCTTCCGCCCGCGGCGGGGCGGGTAACGATATCAACAGAATCCACCGCCAGGAACTTGACAAGCTCCATAACAGGTTTCCCGTTAATTTCAGCCTTTTTAGCGCGAACGGGTGCATCATAAGAAAGCCCATATGCCTTAGCGCCTTTGCTGATTGCATCTTTTAGGTTTTTCCCAAGCCATTTGAATGAATCCATAAAATGAAGAACAGCTTTAAGTCCTTCACCTGCCACATAGCGCACGTTTTCCAGCCATCCCGCCTTGTTCTTGACGAGTAGGCTTTTTATGTCGAATAGAGCATCTGGCACATGCGTTGCCCCTCTTGTGGGCAATTCATAGATATTCACATCCACTCCCTCGAAAAGCCCTGCTGCCTCCCTCAGGGCATCCTCCGGCAGATACCAGCCATTCTTCGTAAACCCGGGCTCGCAAATAGTCACTTCCCATGCATTTCCCTCGGGATCCTGTGCATCCCCCAGCCGCAATCTCATTTCGATGCTGTCGTCATACTCGTTCTGCTGGCTTCTTGCTTCCACCCAGACCCTTTCCACTTCCATTGCGTCAGTACCGAATTGGACCTTACCTTCAAGAATTGAGTATGGAAGGCGGTAGTATTTCTTGGCTTTCTCGTAGATGATATACCCTCCATAGACGGAATGCAGATCTGCCTCCGTGTCTCGCTCATCCAAGGCCTCCCAGAGCATGTCCCGAATTTCGTCCAGGCTCACGTCCGATTTGGCCCGCCAGATGCCGTCTTTGCCTTTCTCATATTTTGCCTTAATGGCCGCCCATGCCGCCTTTCGGGCCTTATCATCATCATTGCTGCCCGCCAGAACGGCATTAAACGTATCCACGCCGATTTTAATGGCGCCTTTGGGCAAATTCTTTAGCCACTCTGGCGGCTTTTCTATTGTATACGGCATGCTAACCTCCTTTAATGATTAACGCTTCTTCTTAGTCCCCGTTACCGGCTTCATCTTTTTCCGCACGACCCCATCCACCTTGATTGGATCTAATCTCTCAACCCTGTCACCTTTCTTATAGCGCACCCTCGTGCCGCCCTTGGTGAGAATTGTGGCCTCTCCATTTTTCACAGAAGATGCAAACACATATTGCAGATCAATTCCATATGCCTTGCATGCCTCTTCGACCAATGCGTCATCACTCATTACCTCTTCGACCAATGCGTCATCACTCATTGCGTCATCACTCATTACCTCTTCGACCAATGCGTCATCACTCATTTTTTTCTTGCCACCCATCTTTTTTCCCTCCTTCTTTGTGTCTATCCAAATGCTACATCCTTTACTACCTCATCCCACCTGGGATGATACGGAATGCTCGTTCACCCGCAGTTGATTGTATTGCTGGCAGATCCCGCGGGGTCTCGCGGATACATCAATTCCTCCCCGCCGACATTGAAGGGCTTATCGATATCCCGGACTTGTCCGTGCGCTGCCATATGGTCCAAACGCGGCATCTTTGGAGAATGCCCGTAATACCACTGCTTTTTGAGCCCAGGGATAACCAGGGCAGCCTTCTCTTTCCTGGCCTGGCTGGCCGCTTCCAGAATCCTGCCTGCCTCGTTCCGGGTGATGGTCTCGGCACGGTGCGCGATGCTCTTGAAGATGCTCTTATCTTTCAGGTTCTTTCCAACCGCCTTCATAACCTCGTATGGTTGTTTCTGGCCTATAATCCCCAATGTGATCTCATTGTTGATTTTTTTGATTGCATCTTCTGTTAATCCTTTCACCAAGTCAGAGGAATATCCCTGCAATATTGACAGCGCCGTCGTATCAATCTCCGGTATGGCCTGTATAATGCCAACCTCCCTGATGGGCAGGTCCACCCTGTCAATCCCTTGCTCCCAGAATGACCTCTGAGCCTCCCGGAGCTCCACGCCGTATTTGCTCCCGAATTCCTGCAGCGCTCGCTCTACAGCAGCTTTCAGTTGCCCCAGATAGTATACCTGCCATTGGGTAGATGCTACCGCCGCCGCCACCTCTTTGCGAGCATCGGCAAGCATCCGGATAACCGTCCTGACCTCCTGGTCCTCCAGCCTGTTGGCACGGCGAATCAATTCCTGAATTTTCCTTTGGAACTGCTTTTCCTTGTTTGTTGCCATGCTACTTCAGATAATCCTCATACCCTTCCGATTCGGTAGCCTCCTTAGCCTTCTTTATCTCTTCCTGCACATCGATCTCCACGCCAAGCTGGGCAGTGACGATAGCGAAGACCTTGGATGCAGTCTCCTTGCTCACCCAACCCCTCTCCTCTGCGATGGAAAGTGCCGTCGCAAGCTGGGGCACACCGCTTACGAGCTTGGTCAGGTCTTCCTTGGAGATTTCCGGCATATTAACTGTGAACCCGGCCTTTGCCTTCTCTTCAGATATCCTTCCTGCAATGACGGCCTGGTCAATCACGAATTGAATTACGTATTCCAGGATATATTTGATGTAGAGCTGCCGCTCATCCAGATCCTTGATAGGCACCTGCCCAAATAATTCAGCCTCAGTCTGGTATGCTTTTCCTCCTCCCCCAAACCACGACTCTGGCCTGCCCGCTGCCCCCATTACGAAACTTTTGCCCATATCAAAACCCGCCTTGAAGTCATGGGCTTTAATGTCCGGCGCCACTGCCCTCCACTCTACGTTCTCATTGTGGGCCCGAAGGGATCCTGGCTCTGGTGCCCTGTTATTCTGTAACCATTCCCTGATCTGGTCCTCGTTCATGCCTTTGAGGAGCACATCCCACACGAAATTGAGCATAAACTCAGCCCGTTCCAGGTAATTGAACCCGTAGCGTTCCAGCCCGTCGATCCAGTCATAGAGTGTGAGAAAATCCGACCGGCCCCGCGGTGAATTAGGCGGGGCATTAATAGCAAAAAAGAAGCACTCGCCCACGAGCCTGCCGTATGTCTTAGACCAGAAATCCCGATCCACGCGAATGACAGAGTAGGTCTTGCCCGGCCGGCCCCCATACCCGCGCATCTCCACCTGAACGGCTTGTTTCTTATTGACCCGGCTTACATACACCTCTTTAATGTCTGCCGGGTCTTCGTATCCCAATGTTACGTGTCCATTATGCGAGTTCACCTGCACAGGCCAACACTGCTCCCCTAACAGGCTGAGCCACATCATCTGGTCGGGAAAATCCAGGTCCATGTTATTTTCCGGGTCTTTCCAGAAACGATCAATGATCTCTTGGACATCAGCATCTTCTGCGCTTATCGTGATCGGCTCGGCAAACAGAAAGCTTTTAGTCATCCGCGCTAATCGCCAAGTCATGGCCGAGGTATCCCACATGAAGTAGGTTACCTCGAACATCCGGTTCTGGTCTATGGCCTGCAAGTCTCTCGCCTGCTGCCCACCCATCAATCTGCGGTATCCCTCATTGTTCGGATCGTAGTTGGCCGTGATGGGCAGGGCCATCCGGGCCTTCTTTATCTCTTCGGTCACCATTTCGCGGACCTGATTCTCGTCCATCAGGCTCGGTGCAAGAAATCGCGCTACCTTTTCCCTGATCCTCATGCCGCCTTCCTTCTACCTTTCGCAAACCGCCCAAACATTCCACCTGCCTTGCTCAGCAGCCCAACCGGCCCTCTGCCCGAAAGCGTATCCCTCTCCTCCGGATCCACTCCCGCACACGCCGCTACAACACTGCTCCCTGCCGCATGCACGGCCAGGGCCTTGGCCCAAAAGTGGTCAGCATGGCCCGTGGCGTCCGTTCGCTCAGCATCGAACCGGAAATGTTTTGTGGTAGTGGCATATTTTTTGACGCTATGAAGGGAGTTGCGGATCGTGTTATCTGCCGGTATCTGACTACCTCTATCCTCAAAGTTCTGTTTTAGCCCAAAAGCCAAGGTCTCTTTGTTTTCTGGCGTAAAAGGAATACCCTCCACTTTGGATGGGAACATATCCTGCGATCCCTCTGCGAGTTGAGCACCAATGCCTGTTTCATCAATACATGCACGGCGAAACCTATTTTGCGATAAAATTGTGTGAAGCACTTGCTCCTGCACAAAAAATGGCTTCCGCTTCAACTCGATAACAGCGCCTGCCCGCAAAACGCCGTTAATCTTTTGGTCCACCCAGATAATTGAGAGGTCTTTTTTTCGGCCGATGTCCATGCCAACATATAAGTCGCCCAGGAATTCCACCTTTGACAAAACCTCAAGGGGTAATCGAGGCCGGACTTTTGTTCGTTTATATTGTTGGTAGTTGGCCTCTGCCACTGCAATGAGTTTCTCCGCCCAGTCCGGCGACATATCAATTTTTATCTCCTCGACGGAGGAGATAAGGTCGTGTGTCAAAAAGGCCGAAACCTCATCAGAAGGAATACCTTCAAACTCTTCTGCCCAGGCGTCGTCATCGTTCAGAGCGAGTCGCAGGTCCTCCGGTTCAATCGGATTACCCTCTTCGTCTTTGAGTTCAAGGCCCATTTCCACAGCCTGATAAATATTAACGAAGTGCTTGCTCCATCCGCCCCGTTCACCCGCAAACTCGAACTCGCGCCCAGTGTATTTTTGAAGAACTGGTGCACCAAAGAACAATTCGTAGAATTTGTTTGATTTACCTCTAAATGTGCTGATGATACGAATTTTGTAACCCCGTGTTACTGTTGGGAAAAGTGCTCTCCAGATCTCACGGCTATCGCGATGGAACGCGAATTCGTCCAACAAGATGTTGGCAGTCCAACCACGTGCCGTGTCCGGGTTTGCCGGGAGCCCGACAATCCTTGAACCGTTTGGGAATACAATTTCAAGTTGCTTGAACTTGGTATCTTTATCGATCCAGAATTCACTCTCGATTTCCTCGATCACCTTTCCGGCCGCCCTGGCATGCATGGCCGCCCTGCTCATGAGTTCCTTGCTCTGCCTTTCTCCGGCAGAAAGAAACACCCAGGTGGTTGTGTACTCGAGGCAATCGAGCACCGCCTCCAGGGCTGTTGCGAACGACTTGCCGCCCTGCCGGGTAAACATACCTATCTTAAACCGGCTCATATCCATGACCCAGTTCTTTTGATATTCGGTCAGCCGGACGGCCGCCGATTCAGATGAGGCCATAGATCTCTTCTCTAATGATTCGTAACGTCTCTGGATCTAACTTTTTCTTTTTGGCCATCTTTTCCGTGGCCTTCTCAATCTTCTCCAGAATTATTGCCTTTAATTTTTCCCGGTCTACACTGCTCTTTTGCAGCCTCGCAAAGTCTCCCATTAGCCTGCCAATGTGCTTGACGTCGATCATGTCTCCGCGCATAGCCTCCTGGAAGACTTCCATCATGACCACTGCGCCAAGCTTGGCAGTAGCCTCCTCAATTTTCAGCGGGTCCTCACCTGCAGCCTCAATTATGGTTTTGGCTTGTTCGCCTACGAATTTTACTTTCTCCAGGGCGTAGAAGTACTTTGCATACCGATCAATAGCACTCTTGCTGGTCTTGAAGCCTATCTCGTTTAGCCAGTCGGCTATCTCCTGGTAGGTGCGGCGATCCTCGCCTACGCCAACCAGCATTTGGTTGACCTGCTCCAAGATCTCTTTCGGAAGCTTCAGGAGTCGGCTTTTGCTCCGGCGAAGTCTACGCATCGAGCAATACCCCCGGATCTGGTTCTATGTTCCCCTCGAGCAGGTCCACACCTTTGGGGGTCACGTAATTGATTCGCCTGCGGATCCTGCTCTTTTCAATCTCTTCCATCCTGATATAGCCTTTCTCTTCAAGATATTTGAGATGAGCTTTGATCTCAGTCAGACTGGCGTGAAACCCCACTTCAGCCAGAGTGGTTTCAATCACTGTAAAGCTCGCCCCGTAGGGCTGTGCTCGCTGACATATCCTTAAAATCCAACCCCTTATTTCCTGATTCTCTATTGCTGACACCTTTTTCCCTCCCGCTCAACAAGGCGTTTTAAGTCTTTCGCAACCTCATCGATCTTCTTGTCGATGCTGATACTCCAACGAACAAAATCATCCCTGAAAACATACTTCTCAGGGAGCTCATTGAGCTGCCCCTGGAGCTTTTGAATCGCTTCATCCTGCCGTGCCTGGCCCTTTTCGAAGCCATCCTTAATCTCTCGCAAGTAAAAGACCGCAAAAGTCAGAAGTGCGGAAAAAATACAACCAACAATAACCAGGGCAAGTTGTGTGGTCATTTAAGATTCTCCACGTATCGCTCTGATAGCTCCCGCGAGGAGACCCTGATTCGTAATATCACCCGCCCTCGCGCGCTTCTCCTTACCCCGGTGGTACGTGGTCACCCCCAGGATAGAAAGCCAGCCTATCCACACCCATTCGGGCACGTTGGGGACCGTCTTTCCTGCCAAAGGAAGCACGAAATAGACAGCAATTACCGCTATCGGGAAAGCAAAGCCGTTTGCAGGCCGCCACGAGTACTGGGGCCAGTGCTCACTCTTTGATTCCGCCTGTATGGTGGCATTGACCGCTTGAATCTGTGCCGTCTCTTGCTGTGACTGCTGAATCGCGAGCTGGACGTTGAGGCGGTGCATCTCGGTCTTGGCGTTCGTTTCGATTTCCTTGAGCTTAACAGCGGCCTGGGGATCCTTTTCAATTGCAGCCATGACCTGATCAGGCTTGGCATCAGGCTTGAGCCCAAAGGCCCCTGCCACCATTGAAGCCAGGGTCCCTACCGCGCCACCTGCTGGGCCTCCCAGGGCCGTCCCAAGCGCGGGGGCATATTTGGCTATTGCTTTACCTACGTCTTTCCAGTCCATTCGGCCTTTTCTCCTAATTCGCTTCTACCGTTACATCCGGCGCCCGCAAGCATACTTTTCCCCATTGGGAAGGGTCAGGGTTGAGGTCACATTCCCCAATCCTACGCAGCCCGAAAGAGTCAGCAAAAGCAGCAATATTAGCGTGTTACGTATCATTGGTTTTACCCCTCACACCGGTATAGATTATCTCTGCGAGTTCCGTGGCCCTGCTCGTAAGCCGCCCAGCTCCTTGGAGGCAAATATTGCCCGCCAGAGGCGGTCGTAAATCCGCATGATCATGGTCTGGCGGAGCGACATGGCATGCGTGAAACAGAGCACATGTAACGGGTTCGTGTAATGGCTGATGAAGTTCCGAATAGATTCGTGTGTGCTCATATCCTTCCCGGGTTGATGGCTGCTCTATATCTCCTGTAGCGCTGCATGATCTTTTCAACATATCTCAGCGTTTGCGCCCAATCGGGGCGCTTCCCTCGCCAGATACACCTTTTATCTCGCAGACGCAGGCTCGTATATGCCCATGTTTGCCACAGCCCGATGTCCTTGGAGGTTTTTCCCTCGTCTTGCCGCGCAATCCTGAGCGCCGTATTCACATATGCCCTGCCACAGTTGTATGCGGCCAGGGCGAACCTGATCTTCTCGCGGTCGAGGGGAATCTCCGGAAAATGATCATATTGCTCTTTCAGGTATTTGATCCCCAGAGCCAAGTTCACATCCGGGCACCAGATATATTCGGGATGAACCAGCCGCTCCTCTGCTAATGCTCGCGAGATCTGCATCAGACCCATGCAACCGGCCGACGAGATGGCCTCTGTTCGGAATGCCGACTCTTGGGCAACCTGGGCCTTAATCACCAACCAGTCGGCGGGAAAATGCTGCTCATTGCAGATATACTGGATCAGACTGTCGAAACGATCCTCAAATTTCATTCGCTTTGAGTCCTTATCTTGCTGATGGGCCTAACAAAAAAGGCCCGGTTGCCATGAACATGACGCACAAATACAAGTTCATAACAACCGGGCCTTTTTATCGCCCGAAAATCACACAGAAAACAGATTTAAATTCTACATCTTGTGGCAGATTACAAAATCCACCACAAGATGTCAAGGGTTTTTATTGCGCCTCTCTCCATATCATCGGCAATATATCCGCAAGCACCTCTACGGCGCTATCCAGGCGATCGTTGATGTCGCCGAACCAGACCTCAAAATCCGCATAAGTCCCGTCCAGGGCGTGGTCCTCACGGCCCATGAGGTAGCGAACCGCGGCAAACATGGCGCGGAGCCGGAGGAGGCTGTCAAAGACCTCGTCAATCCTGTCAAAAACCTCTGGTCTTGTCTCCATTGATCTTGTCTCCATTATGCCTCACCTCCCCGCCTGACCGTCGGGCAGGCCTTCTGCAGGGCGGCAGTCCCGCCTCCGTCGAGCAACACCTGGCCGATGCGGTCCATGATCTCCCGGTCCCTGTGGTTGGTGATGACCGGGTCAAAATGGATACCGATCTTTCGCAAGCCGCGCTCTATCTGCTGGACCTTACCCCTTGAGATGCCCAGGGCGGCCCCTGCCTCCTTCTGGGTGAGACCATGTCTCCGGAACCAGCACAGCCTGGTGAGCTGGTGCAGCGGGACCTTGGCCTGTGCCGCGATCCCGATAACCCTGAGCCCGATTGCAACCCCTTCCGTCCTTGCCTCGGCGATGGCCGCTGGGTTCGGTGTTAGGCTCTTTCGGTGCGCCTGTTCAAAATAGGCAAATGCCTTGGAGATCTGCTTTGAGCGGTAAATGGCCACCTCAGAGTGCAGGAAATGGGCCATGTGGTTGGCGCCTGCGTGGGTAAAACCCCAGGGCCGGTGGGTAAACCTTGCGTTTTGTAAGGTTCCATATTGGAACCTTAGCTTTTCCACCTCCTCCCAGGTGAGCTCAAAGGCCAGTTCATCATCAAAATACTCCCTGTTGCGCCTGAGCTGCTTCATTAGCTGTTTGGTCTGGACCTGGTAAACCGCGGCCAGGTCCCTTGCGAGCATAAATGGCGGCCTTCCTGGAAGCTCATAGACTAGGTCGCGGAAGTCATTGGCTCGGGCATAGGCCTTGATCAAGGCCTTTTCGCCCCTCTTGCCTTTGAAGGCATCTGTCCAGCTCGCAAACCCTTCCTCTGTGCCAGGGTCTTGGTCCCACAGCTCGGATTCAGGGTCAAAGATTGGGTGCATGTCCTGTGGTTGATCGTTTCTTTTCTCTTCCATAATTCACCTCCTGTGGGTTGGATCAATCCCGAAGCTCCCCGCCAAAATGGAAAATCCCGAGACCTGATCACGCCCCACAGGAAGCGCCCCCGCCCTCGCGGTAACGGGGAGTCTCGGGATAGAGTTTGCGACAAAAAACCGCCCAGACGGGGGCGAATGCCGCCTGTGGAGTTTGATCGCCCACCATCCAAGCATATTTTCCTTGATTTGTCAAGCCCTGATCTCACTTAGCAAGGATAATACCTTATTTATTCCCTCCACGCCTCGACTGCTTACTCCCTCTTCTTGATCCGCCACCAGTAAAACCGTAGGCGGCGCAACGATAAGCTCATCAGTACGCACACAGCAAAACCCCAGGGCTCATGCCAGGCACCCACCA